GTTTCTAACGCAAAGGCTTTCACTGACATGGGCCCTGTTGTCCAGATTCTTCGTGACCGCAAGGTCGACCTGTGCGTGCTTTTACTGCCTAAGGCTTTGTATCCCTGCAAAGACCTTCGTAACTACCTTATCCGCGCTAGCGAAACGACCATCCCCCAGCTTCGCGCAATGGTTATTGCGACCCGTCGTCTCATAGATGTCCCTATTACTGTCGTTGATGGTAAACGTCTTGTCACTCCCACTGTTCTTGAGAACCTCACTGAATTCCCTCTCGGTGATGCAATCGAGCAAGTCGAGTACACCACACCCACTCTACGTGTTGGTGTCTCTATCAAGATGGCTAAACCCACTCTTGACAAGATGTGTGGTCTTCCTGTTTTCACAAGCAACCACTACGTTGGCCACAACCATCAGATCATTGCTGGCATCCACGCCGCACTCCACGACTTTCACAATGTGGCCCTCATGGCCCCTTTTCCCTATGAGGTCGTTGAGGCCCTCCTTCGTGATATCGATCCAAAGGCTCTCAACATGGCCCACCTTCAAGGAACCATTCGTGTTGAACCTGGTCTTGTCGGTATCAATGACAAGATGTTGCCTATTCAAACCTTGCCTAGAGGCCATGAGCAGTACCAAAATACTAACAACACCATCCGTCCCTCTCCGATCCATGATGCTCTTATTGGTATGGAGTTTGACCACCCTGTCACCAAAGACCATGTTGTTGTCAAGGCTCCAGTTGTTGTTGCCAGTCCTATTTGGAAGCTCAAAGAACCATTTGAGAAAGCTGTTAAGCACGACCATGTGCCAACGCCAGAAGATTTCAACAAACTCCGAGCTGCCTCTCAGAAGGTTAAGGAGCGAATCCTTGCCAATTGTGACCCTCGTCTTCTTGTTCCAAGAGATGACCTCTTCACTATTGCTGAGGCACTCAACGGTATCTCCGACCTCAATATCCCTGGACTCGACCCCAAGAAGTCCTTCGGATACGATAAGGACTTCCCGAAGTACATCCGCGAGCGCGTCCTGTTGCCTGGCACACCACTCCAACTCCGTCCTGAGTTCGCTGCCATCGTCGAACGTGCCACCACCAAGATACGTGAAGGTAAGACCCCTATCGCCTATGTTGTCGCAAACCTCAAAGAGGAACTCCGCCGTATTGGTAAATTTTCTCGTGTGACGTCGTGCTACAACTTCCTCCTCCTTGTGACCATGCGCCGTTTCAACATGCACATACCTGCTATGCTTATTTCTGGCCGAGTGCACAATGGTACCTCCTTCGGTGCCGACCTCTCTGGTCCTGAAGGTAAGGTTTACATGGATGCTGAGGAGACTATGCGCTACACTTCGAGTTTTGACGCTAAGAACTTTGATGCGTCCATCTCCTCCACCGTTTCTGGTGAGTCTGAAGAGATGTGTGCTGACTTCACGCAAATGCCATTCCCATTCTTGAGTCGCGCTGCTGCCCTGATTCCAGTCATGCTCAACCGTTTCGTGTTACTGATTGTCGGTGCCATCGTCTACTTTTTCTGGCACTCCAGGCAGTCTGGCCACAACCTCACTACCCCGTTGAACATCGTTGATGCCTCCACAGTTGCTCAAGTCGCTTGGGATGAGTCTAATCCTCCCTATGGCGACACCCTGACCAATGCTGCTGTCTCTCGTGCGTATGGTGATGATTTTATCGCCGCGCACAACAACAGGAACTATACGAACCCCCACATTTCTGCTGTCGCCGCCCGTTATGGCATCAACCTGACACCTGGTATGAAGTTCGGCCCCGCTTCTGATTTCGATCCTGTTCGCCAGCATTTGAGCCGCATGACTTATCGCGATGCGACTGGTTATGTCTTCGCTCCTCTCAATGTGGAGGTCATCGACCACATCCACGCTTTCATTCGTGGTAAGGACCGCAACTACACAGAAGCTGTTCGTCAGAACGCTGAAGCGTCCCTCCGCGAGTGGTTTCAGTATGGCCGTCCTGTCTTTGAGATGGCTAAGGAGCGCATAAACCGCGCTCTACGCCAGAACTCATTCTCTGCCATTCCTCTTGACTACGATGTTCTCTACGTTGATTGGATGAAGAAGAATGGCATCAGTGTCAAGCAAACCACCCCTGTTCCTGAGGGTGACTTCATGCACGCTGCTTTTGGTGCTCCGTCCCACAACATTGGAGCTGCCCGCCCTCAGTCAGGCATCACCTTCCTCGGTACTCCAACTGATCTTGAGAAGCACCAAGTCCACGAGGCCTTTCGTGAGATTCAATCTCGCATGCTCACCCATCGCGCCACTGGCCTTCACAAACAGCTGACCAACGTGGAGTTGTTCCACCTTTGCCTCTCCGAGCACAACACTTGGGCATCCCTAATGCTCCAACCTGTTCTTGAGCTCATGTCAGAGACTGTCGTTGATGGCAAGGTTCTCGCGCGCATGAAGGTCCGTGGCTTGCCTCGTCTCGACGGTGCAAAGCCTCAAAGCCTCATCACGCTCGACGGTGAAGAAGTCCCACTCGACACCGCAGAGAAGCTGATAGTTCATGCCACTCATATTCGCAACCTCGTTGGCACCCACAATGAGTTGCGTGATGAGAAGTTGGATGATGGTGAAGTCCTCCCACACCGTCGCGATGATTTTTCCGAGGCTCTCGACATTTACAACATTATCATTGCTCACACAGG